ATTGGTTATTATGAATAGGTATATATGAATCCCTGTATATGACATCGTATCAATGAATTTATTTGTATGAATTGCTGTGTATGTAATGATAGGTATTAATTCATATATATGTTTGACTCATTCACATGAATTGCTGTGTATGTATTCATATAGATGACCAAGTGAAAGCTGTGTATGAATTCATATATATGTTTATCCCTGAAAGAACGATGCCACCCCACCCTTTTTGTACAAAGCATATCCCGGGAAACTAACCCGTGTATAAAATTATTATTTTTTCAACCTAGAGGCCCAGATTCCGGCACACAGATTTCGGCCTAAGAAAATAAAAGTAGGATAATACACTTCATATGGTATAATATTGTTTTAATTTTAGTTAAATGCTTAAACATACCTAGACTTCTAGTGCAGATATACTATATATAATTTACTACTAGAAACAATCACTAGAATATTCTAGGTAAAGACTAAAACAATATTTAAATTCTGGTATAATACTGAACTTATGGCAAACAAAGGTACAATTTCTGTAGATTCTGAAGAAGAAATTAGAGAAATAGAAAAAGAATTAGAAGAAGAGCTCCGTTATGCGGTAGCATCTGCTAAAGGTATAGTTCCTGCTGATGCTGTATTAAAGATTGAGCGTAAAAAAGGCAGACCGACTGGTGGACTTAGTGCAGAATCTAAGTCAGCAGGTGGTAAAAAGTCTAGAATCAAAAGAGGACAGACGTATAAACCTACAGATGACGATTATTCTAAAGTAGAAGAGATGGTTACTATAGGATTAGACCAACATACTATAGCCAAAGTCATGGGTATTAGTAATGCCACACTAAATAAATATTATGCACACAATTTAGCAGTAGGTAAAGAGAAACGCACCGCCCGAGTTGCAGGTGTAGCCTACGAAATGGCAGTCAGTGGGGAATCTCCTAGTATGACTACGTTTTGGTTAAAGACTCAGGCCGGATGGTCTCCGAAACACCACGTTGTTGTAGAAGATAGACAGTTTGACATACAATGGGCCAGCGATGAGGCTGACATTGCAGACGCAAATCAAATATTAAGGAACAAGGATAGCAAAGTACACTAGTATTTATGCAAGAGGAGAGGAAATCCATAGTAATTCCCTATACACCTAGGGATTTACAGAAACACTTACATACTAATCTAGATAGATTTAATGTTGTTGTATGTCACAGGCGATTTGGTAAGACTGTGTTTGCTATAAACCAGCTCATAAAGAGTTCTGTAGAAGATATACAAGCCGGCAAAAGACAGCCACGCTATGCATACATAGCACCGCTATTTAAGCAGGCAAAGACAGTAGCATGGGATGAATTAAAAAGATTGTGCTCTGTATTTCCCGAAGTAAAGTTTAACGAGGCAGAACTAAGAGCCGACTTTATGGGAGCGAGGATACAGCTATACGGTGCAGACAATTACGACACTCTCAGGGGAATTTATTTAGACGGGGTAGTGCTTGATGAGTACGCTCAGATGAATCCTAAGATGTTTTCTGAGGTTATAAGACCGGCACTATCAGATAGAAAGGGGTATGCCATATTTATTGGTACACCTAAAGGGAAAAACGAATTTTATGATTTATACCACTCAGCACCGGATAGGAAGGGATGGGCCAGATTCTTATATAAGGCGAGTGAAACAGGGATACTAGACGATGAAGAGCTTGAACTTGCGAAACAAGATATGGCAGAGACTGAATTTGAACAAGAATACGAGTGTTCTTGGTCTGCTGCACTTAGAGGTGCGTATTATGCTAAAGAGATTGAAACTGCTTATGATGAAGACCGAGTGGGGAAAGTCCCTTATGACCCGTCTAAACAAGTAGTAACAGCATGGGACCTTGGGGTCTCAGACGCAACTAGCATATGGTTCTGTCAGTTTATAGGTAAAGCAGTACACGTTATAGATTATTATGAAAACTCTAATGAAGGACTGCCTCACTATATAGAGGTACTTAATAGAAAGGGTTATCATTATGGTGCACACATAGCACCACACGACATAGTAGTTAGAGAATTTTCTACTGGTAAGTCAAGGCGAGACCTAGCATTTGACCTAGGCATTGACTTCCAAGTAGCACCAAAGTTAAAAGTTATGGATGGTATTGACACTACCAGAACTTTTTTAAACAAGTGTTGGTTTGATGCAGAAAACACTAAGAAAGGACTAGAAGCATTACTACAATATAGAAGTAGTTATGATGACAAGAAAAAGATATGGTCACAAAGACCAGTCCACGATTGGACATCACACGCAAGCGATGCGTTCAGGTACTTGTGTATAACAGATGTAGTGTTTACAGGTAATGATAGTGTCTGGGGAAGGGAACTCCCTGAGACTGATTTAAGTTGGATAGTATAGGAGAAGATATGAATCCGAAATGGTTAGAAAATAAAATATTAGAAATGGCACAGGACATAAAGGACATCAAACACATTATGAAAGCAGTCAGTATGTCCACGCCACCACTTAAAGAAACAAAAGAACCTATTAATAAAGGTAAATAATTTATGGCTAAAATGACAAAGCGTGAGCTATCTGCTCACTTAGAGCAAGAGATTAACTCTGCTTTAGGTTATAAAGATGGAAAGCTCACAGAGCAACGCTCTGATGCATTAGACCGATACTACGGTAAAAGGTATGGTAACGAGCAAGAAGGTCGCTCACAGATTGTCACAAGAGATGTAGCCGATGTAATAGAATGGATTATGCCTAGCCTTATGAAGATATTTACTTCGGGCGATAAGGTAGTACAGTTTGAACCACAAGGTCCAGAAGATGTAGAGATGGCAAAGCAGTCTACTGATTATGTTAATCATGTAATCATGAGACAAAACCCAGGATTTTCTATTATATACCAATGGTTTAAAGACGCATTACTACAAAAAAATGGTATAGTCAAACACTATTGGGATGACAGTAGTGAAACATTAAGAGAAGAGTATAAGAACTTAACAGAAGAAGAGTTTACTGCCCTTTTAATGGATGACAATGTCGAAATAAAAGAACATACAGAAAATGGTTTAGAAGATGAAATGTCTTTAGAGCCAGTAACACACGATGCTGTAGTAAACAGAACATATGAAGATGGTCAGGTTAGAATAGAACCTGTACCACCAGAAGAATTTTTAATTGACAAATATGCTAAGACAATTGATACCGCAAGGTTTGTCGCTCATAGAGTAAAAAGAACTAAGTCAGAGTTAATACAACAAGGTTATCCCAAGTCTAAAATTGAAAATGTATTCAGTAATGACGAAGCGGATTACAAAGCTGAAAGACTTTCTAGATTCTCACACGAGCAAGACAACTCACCAGAAGGTGACATTGATGATGGAGTCTGGGTTACAGAATGCTACTTAAGAGTAGACTATGATAACGATGGTATTGCTGAATTAAGAAAAGTAACGAAGGTTGGAGATGAACTGTTAGATAATGAGGCTGTGGATAGTGTTCCCTTCTCCTCCCTTACACCTATACCAATGCCTCATAAGTTTTACGGTCTGAGTATTTATGACTTAATCTCCGACCTTCAACTAATTAAGACTACATTAATGCGTAACTTGTTAGACAACATGTACCTAACAAACAATGGGCGATACGAGGTAGTCGAAGGTCAAGCAAATTTAGATGACCTAATGACTTCTAGACCGGGTGGTATTGTAAGAGTACGCACACCGGGTGCTGTCAACCCTTTGGGAACACCACAATTAGATGCTAACTCATTCAACATGCTAGGATACTTAGACAGTATCAGAGAAGAAAGAACAGGAGTTAGTAAGAATTCAATGGGTCTATCTGAAGGTGGATTAAAATCTCACCAAACTGCTACAGGTGTTGGTCAAGTAATGACAGCAGCACAGCAGAAAATAGAATTAATAGCCAGAATATTTGCAGAAACAGGTATGAAAGACCTAGCAAACTCTGTTTATATGTTAGTACAAAAGTTTGAAAAGCCAGAAAAGCTAGTTCGTTTAAATAACAAATGGACTACATTATACCCACATGAGTGGAAATCTAAAATGGATTGCACTGCACAGGTTGGTTTAGGTTTTGGTAATAAGGACATGAACCTAATGCACTTAGGCAGGTTGTCACAAACAATACAAATGATTGCACAACATCCACAAGCAGGGATGTTGTTAAAGCCTAAGAACATATACAATCTAGTAGCCGAGCAGATAAAAGCTATGGGCATGAAGAATGTAGATGACTTTATTACAGACCCCGGAGACCAACAAGTTCCACAACAACAAGGTCCTACTCCTGAGCAACAGGCTAAACAAGCAGAAGCACAATTGAAACAACAAGAGCTTCAAGTTAAAATGCAAAAGATACAGCAAGAGTCTGAACTTAAACAGCAAGAAATGCAAATTGATGCACAAATAGCACAGCAGGACTTAGAGCTTAAGAAACAAGAAGCTACTGTAGAAATGCAAATTAAAGCACAAGAGCTTGAGATTAAGAAAGCAGAACTTGCACTTAAACAACAAGAGCTTGTATTAGAAAGAGAGCAAGAACGAGCAGTTAAAATAGGGAACTAATTATGGGAAAGGGAGAAGAGATAGCAAGGGCAGACCAAGCCAAACAAATTTTAGAACATCCTCTATATGTAGAGGCTCTAGCCACAGTCAAAGAAGCGTTAGTACAACACTTGTTAGACACCAGAGTTGCCGAAGAAGTGGAAAGAGATAGATTGTATATAACAATTAAAGCATTGGATTTAGTTAATCAACATATAACTTCAGTGCTTGAAACAGGCAAACTTGCTGAAAGGGAGCAAGAAGATTTTTTAACACAGTAGAGGAGAACAGCCTATGGATTCCGTAGAGAACACCCAAGAAGGTAGATTTGAAAGAGCACAACAAGGTTCAGCAGAAGATGCTGCAAACCAAATCCTTAACATGTGGGACTCACAAGAGCAAACCGCAAGCGAGGAAACCGATACCCCTGTTGACGAGGAAGTGGTAGAGGATACAGAGGAAGCTGAAGAGGTAGAAGAAGAAGCCCCCGAAGAAGAAGAAGAAGAAGGACAAGCTGAAGAAGAAACCGAAGAAGAGGTAGAAGAAGAAGAGTTTGATGTAGTAGCCGAAGAAGATTTAAAGTACACCATTAAGGTAGACGGAGAAGAATTAGAGGTTGGTATTGAAGAACTTAAAAACGGATACCAAAGGCAAGCTGACTATACTCGTAAGTCTCAAGCATTAGCAGAGCAGCGTAAGGAGACGGAGGCAATCCAGTCCGAGCGTCAAAGGCTAGAGCAAGAGAGGCAAATGTACGCCAATGGCTTACAGATGTTGCAAGAGCAACAAAACAGCAAACTTCAAGAGTTTAAAGGTATTAATTGGGAAGAGCTAAAAAGCGAAGACCCATACCAATATATGCTCAAGAAGGATGAGTACAGAGACGCACAGGAAAAAGTACAAAACGTGCAACAACAGCAGATTCTTATACAACAAGAACGTGCTGAAGAAGCACAAAAGGCTAGAGCACATTTTGTTCAACAAGAATACAATAGACTAGTTGAGGCTTTACCTGAGTGGAAGGATAAAAACTCTACTGTAAAAAAAGACGTGCAAGAGTACGCTAAATCAGTAGGCTTTTTGCCAGAAGAGATTAACCAGTTGGCAGACCACCGTAGTGTTCTAGTAATTAAGAAAGCTATGGAGTATGATAAACTAACAACTAAGGTTGCTCCTAAGAAAAAAGCAGTTAAAAAAGTTCCTAAAGTACAAAAGTCTGGAAGAGGAAACTCTAAAGAAGATAGTGCTGCTGAGGCTATTAAGAAAAAGCGTGCAAGGTTACAGAAGTCAGGCAAACAACATGATGCCGCTTCTGTTTTTTATGATATGCTTTAAGGAGATAGGATAATGCCTACGCAATTTAAGACATACGATGCAACAGCAATCCGTGAGGATTTGTCTGATGTAATCTATGATATTTCACCAACAGATACTCCATTTATGTCCAGCATTGCTGGCAAGGGTTCAGTATCTAACACTCTATTTGAGTGGCAAACAGAAGCACTTGCTGCTGCTTCTGGAACTAACTACCACGTTGAAGGAGCTGCTGCTGGTACAGCTGCAACTACTGCGACTGTTCGTGCAACCAACCAAACACAAATCTCTAAAAAGGTTGTTGAGGTTACAGGTACTCACGAAACTGTAAACAACGCTGGTAAAAAATCTGAGATGGCTCACCAACTCGCCAAGGCTTCTAAGGAGCTTAAGCGTGATATGGAAACTTCACTACTAGCTGACAACGCTGCTGCTGCGGGTAACGCATCTACAGCTCGTGAGACTCGTGGTGCTGCTAACTGGATTACAACTAGTGTTGTAGATGCAGGTACTAGTGGTTCACACGCTGCTATGACTGAAGCTGACGTTCTAGCTGCTGCTGAAGCAGTATGGACACAAGGTGGAGAAGCCTCTACAATCTTACTAGGTGCGACTAACAAGAAGTTAATCACAGCTATGTCAGGTCGTGCTGATTCGGTTCGCTCAGTAGCAGATAACAATATGACTATTCAAAACTCAGTTGATGTATATGTATCAGACTTTGGTACTTACAACATTGTTATGGATAGATTCTGTGACCAAGACGTTGTATACTTCCTAGACCACGATATGTGGTCAGTTGATTACCTTCGTGATTTCCAAACTGTGGACATCGCTAAAGAAGGTGACTCAGAGAAGAAGATGCTTCTAGTTGAGTACGGTCTACGTTGTGGCAACGAAGCTGCTAACGCTAAGATTAGATACACTACAGGTTAATATAACCAACTACCACCCTAGGCAACTGGGGTGGTTTACATTATGGCACTTGATACAAAAATCATAACAAATTTAGATGGAAGTCTTACAATAGCTAGTCAGCAAGATGACAAGGTAGTTAAAAAACTAGCCGAGCTAAACACAAAAGATAAGTTCCATAACAGAAATACACAATACAAAGGTGACTCAGTAATGTCACACAAAGTGGCAAGCATACCCCTAATCGTAGTAGAACAAATGATGAGAGAAGGTATATGGGGAAACCAAGAAAGAATGAAAGTCTGGATGAACGACCCAGCCAACGCTATGTGGCGAACTACTAAAGGAAAAGTATAATGGCATTAAGTACATATACAGAATTAAAAGATGCAATAGCAGACTGGCTAGATAGGTCAGACTTGACCGCAAGGATACCAGACTTTATTGCACTAGCAGAAGCTAGAATAAATAGGGAGCTACGCATTCGCCCTATGGAAGTAAGAAGTACAATGTACGCTACAGTAGACCAACAATACTTTAACCTACCCGGTGGTTACATTCAAATGCGTAACATACAATTAAACACAAACCCAACGACACCTCTTGAGTACATTACACCAGAGATGTTAGATAGGTTATATGGTAGCACTACGACAGGCAAGCCAAGGGCCTACACTTTGATTGGAGACGAGATTCAACTAGCACCCATACCTGACTCAGCCTACCAGATAGAAATGGCTTTCTACGAGAAATTTACCCCGTTAGGAGATGGCACATCAGGTACAGTCACAAACAACTGGTTGACTGCAAATGCACCAGACGTATTGTTATATGGTGCTCTTATGGAAGCAGAGCCTTTTATAAAGAACGATGAGCGTATACCTGTGTGGTTAAATGGATATAGCAACGCAATAGACAAACTACAAAAACAGGACCAAAGAGATAGACACTCTGGCTCTGCAATGAGAGTAAGAAACATATACTCTGGAGTTGAGGGCAGAAACTAATGGCACAAAGCACTTGGTCAGCAGATTCATCAGCTTGGTCTAGCAATAGTTATGTATGGGCCAATACCACATATTCTGATACTGCAACACTAGCAACTAACGCAACCCAAAGCAATACTGGAATAGCTGTATATCCAAGCTCAGTAACATTTGGAGCTGATGCAGGACTGACTAGCTCTGGAGGATTTCAGCTTGTAGGTAATATAGTCTTAGGACTCAGTGCAGGATATACACCAGCTACTCAGCAAGTGTTTGTAGAGTCAGTAACACTAGCTTCTACGGAAGATATGTCTAGTGTTGGTAATAAACTCTATGTAGACTCTATTACTATGGGCACTACGGTAAACATACCGTTGTCTGGAACAACAACTTGGAATTTAGAAACAGCAACTTGGGACACAGCAACTGGTAGTTTTGGATATACTCCACCAGTGGCTATGGCAGTAGCTGCTAATATAACTCAAGTTATGCTTAATGTCCTTAATTCAGAAGATTCAGAAAAGATTGCTTCTGCCTTAATGACTGCTCAAATGGGAGTAGGTGCTAGTGCAAGTAAAGTTGTTTCTGTTACTGCAACACTAGCTAACGAACAAGACATAAAATTCAATATAAATTTTGAAGAAAGTGTAACACTAGATGCAACATCTGGCACTTCTTCATCAAGCAACTTCTTGTGGAATGACATCGCAGAAGACACTGGTTCTACTTGGACTAAGGTAAGTGACCCAGACGAATAACAATAATACTCTAAAGGAGAGAAATACAATGGCATTAGATAATGTAAATTTAGGGCTGGCTAACTATTGGAAAGTTACTTGCCTTGACAAAGATGGTAACGTAAAGTGGGAAGAAGATAAAAAGAATCTAATTACTACAGTAGGTTTGAACCACATTCTTGACACACAATTCCACGCAGGAACACAAGTAACAACTTGGTACATAGGACTAAAAGCAGCTGGTACTCCAGCAGCAGCAGACACTATGGCATCACACTCAAGCTGGTCAGAACTAACAAACTATTCTGGCAACAGAAAAGAATGGACAGAAGGTGCAGCTTCATCTGGTAGTATGACTAACAGTTCAAGCGTAGACTTTTCAATTAATGGCACAGCTACAGTAGCAGGTGCATTTCTAAACACAGCAGCAACAGGAACAGCAGGTGTACTATACGGTGTAGTAGACTTTAGCTCGGCTCGTGCAGTAATCTCTGGTGACACACTACAGGTAACAGTAACAGTAACAGCTGCTTCAGCATAAAGGAGTAGAGAATGGCTTTAGAAGATTTAACAGGCACTAAATATATAGATGACCTAAACTCGTCTAACCCAGCAGCAGGTGATAATGTCTCTGAGGGTGATGACCATATACGAGGAATTAAAAATGTACTAAAAACTACATTCCCTAGTATTGATGGTGCAATCACAGCCACGGATACAGAACTTAATTATGTTGATGGTGTAACTAGTGCAATACAAACACAAATAGATGCAAAAGCTCCATTAGCATCACCAACGCTAACAGGCAATCCTGTAGCACCAACTCAAAGTGCTAACGATAATTCAACTAAGTTAGCAACAACAGCTTACACAGATAATGCGATTGCAGCTTTGGCTGACTCAGCTCCTTCAACACTAAACACGTTGAACGAGCTGGCTGCTGCTTTGGGTGATGATGCTAACTATGCGACCACAACAACAAATGCTATTGCAACAAAACTTCCTCTTGCGGGAGGAGCTATGACTGGAGCAATAACTTCTGCTGGTGACTTAAATTTTGATGTGGCTTCAGACATTGTTCTTGATGCTGATGGTGGAAAACTTAAGTTTAGAGATGGTGGCACTGACATTGCTTATTTAGAAAACAGTTCTGGCGATTTACTTATTAAATCTATTACTGATGATAAAGACATAAAGATACAAGGTAAAGATGGGGGTTCGTTTATTACTGCGTGTACATTCGATATGTCAAATGCGGGTGCAGCTACTTTTAATGGTTATATAGATTTAGTAAATAACAACATATATACAGGTGACAGCGGTAAAGCTATTTTTGGTGCAAGCGAAGATTTGCAAATATATCACGATGGTAGTAATAGTTATATTGCAGATGTTGGTACTGGTAATTTAGAGTTAAGAACTAATGGTGCTCAAATTAACATTATGGCTATTAATGGTACTGAATCTATGGCCAAATTTGTTCAAGGAAACCAAGTAGAACTATATCATAACAATGCTAAGAAAATTGAAACAACTTCAGGTGGTGTTCAAGTAACAGGAGATGTTTATGGCACAGGAGCGTTTGGTAAAGATGCAACAGATAAGATTCAATTTTCTGATAATACAAATATAAACTTTGTTGTAAATGGTAACGATGAAATGAGGCTTTTAGCTAATGGTGATTTGCACGTTGATGGTGATGTCATTGCTTACTCAACTACAATCTCTGATGAAAGACTTAAAAACAACATTGAAGTTGTTGAAGGTGCTTTAGATAAAGTCAAAGAACTTAAAGGTGTGACATTTACTCGTAAGCAAGACGGACAAAAGTCTGCGGGTGTAATTGCACAAGATGTTGAGAAAGTATTACCAGAAGCAGTTAAGCATAAAGCCTTGCCATTACAAACTGGTGATGATGAATTGTTCAAGACTGTTCAGTATGATGCCCTACACGCATTACTTATTGAATCTATAAAGGAGCTTTCTGCAAGAGTAGAAGAACTGGAGGCTAAATAATGGCTTTACAAAGTAGTGGACAAATAAGTTTATCTCAAATAGCAGCAGAGTTTGGAGGCTCTGCTCCTCATCAATTGAGTGAGTATCACGACAAAGGCAACGCACCTGCTAGTGGAGAAATACAACTAGCTGCTGATTTTTATGGAACTTCTGACCAAGTGCTTATGAGTACAGGCAGTGAATCTTCTGCTACAGCAAGTTTAGGAAACGCAGTACAACTAGCTACTGGAAAAGTTGGTACTGGTTACTATTATAGTAGTGGTACAACAGGACTTAAATTTAGAACATTAACAGTAAGCGGTAATGCTTTAAATTGGAATTCTTTAACTACTCACGGAATAGGTACTTGTTCTCAACAGTATGGTGAGTTTGAAGGTAATTTCTTTTATGGCGGAACTAGATGGCACAGCGATGGTGGTGTTTTACCACAGGCATCTAACTATTACAAATACACACCTTCTATAGCTTCTGGATTTAGTGAATCTATTAGTTGGGGAAGTAGAACTGCTTCGGGAACTTTTGGTAGTGGATGGCAAAATGTACCTAGCTCAAGTGTTACTGACGGAACTTCTCTTAATGTATTAACAGGAATGTCTTTTTTCCTAAGTTATAACTTCTGTGGAAGAAATCCATATAACCACAGAATTTACTATCGTTCATTTTCAATAACATAAGGAACAAACTATGTTGTATATGACAGTACAAAAAGAATCTAAAACAGTCCATTTAATGTCTACAGATTATCCTTCAACTGATTGGTGTGCTAATTTAAATCCTAATTGGGAAACACATTACGAAGTTAAAGAATATCCAGACTATGAACCAGATGATTTTTTTGGTAAATTAGTTAGGTTTGATGATAGCGATAATATGATTGTTAAAACTCACGAAGAAACTAGGACAGATGGTACAGATGAAATGTGGTTTTTAGGAGAAGAATTGTTGTTGTCTTGGCAACCAAATCAATACCCTAACTATAACCCAGAATTAGGTTATTAATGAAAGAAAAAGCACTAGGTTTGCTTATAGGTCTAATCGTAATAGCTATTGTACTATTTACACCTATTAATGCAGAAGCTAACGACCCTATTATTACAGAGTCAACTAGCACAGTAACAACAAATGGCAATCAAACTACTAAGGTAGAAAGCCCACCACCTAGTGCAATAGCACCTCAGTTTGGTAGTGGCAATACCTCAGACTTATGTACGATTAGCTCTAGTGGTTCAGTACAGACACAGATACTCGGACTTTCAGTAGGTACAACGTACACAGAAGAGAATTGTTTAAGACTTAAAAAGGCACAGAAGCTGTATAACTTTGGTATGAAAGTAGCAGCAGTTAGTGTAATGTGTCAAGACCCTGATGTATGGGAAGCGATGATGTCAGCTGGGACTCCGTGCCCTATAGATGGACTCATAGGACAGCAAGCAAAGGATGCTTGGGCTGTACACACAGATACAATACCAATGCCACCGGAGGAAGATGAAATTACTGCACAAGAAAAACGTGATAAGGCTCTTAGCATTATGGGTACTGTTGCAGCAGCCTTCATACTCTTCTAGCTATACCTTTGGATACACAGGTAACGCAGCAGTAGATAGTCTGGTATGGAGTATGACATCTGGAACGCTAGGAGTTAGCGTAGAAGATGGGCTAGACATAAGTGGAGTAATATACAAGTACAAGGTAACTAAGGAAGCTGGAGAAGAGTACCTAGTTACAGTACAGAATGAAGATGTAGATGGTGGGTATATCTTTCAAGATACACAAGACTGGACCGATGGTACGGGTATGAAAATACAAAGACTTGTACCTTTACCATACACACCAGTCAGCAAGTTTGGCACAGGTTCTATTGAAACAGTAGGAACTGGTACATTAGAGGATGCAAGTGTGGTTTATATGTACAGATTTGATAAGTGCTTTGACCCACAGAATGATGAGAGTTGTCCGGGATATGTCGAGCCTATGCCAGTTATACCTGAGATTGAGATATATGATGCACTAGATGATGACGCAGTTATAGACGCTACTGAAGAAACTGAAAGTGATTTGTATGAGAAGGAAGAAAAAGAAAGAAAAGAAGAAGACGAAGACGAAGAAGATGAAAACAGACTAGAAATGGCTCTGGCTGCATCTGAAAACGCTTTGACAATAGCTAACACAGTATCTCAGTCAGTTCTATTACAGACCATAAACAACGCTACTAATGTAAGTTCTTATTACTTAGCAGATGTTCCGGGTGGGGTGTATCGTGAATCTATTTCACTGCAAGGAGGAGAGATAGTAGACAACAGAAGAGCACTAAAAAGTTTGGCACAAGATAACTTACATAACAAAATGATAGAGGAACAATACAAATGAATAAATTATTATTAACATCTTTAGTTCTTGCCCTCACTGGCTGTTCTTTGTTTGCAAGCAAAGTAGAAGCTAACGCAGAAATCAATGGCTCAGTAGAGTCTAGATGTACAGTAAACACGGACACACCCGGAGTATATGGAAACCCTAATGCATACACTCTTACAACAACACCAGCTAGTGGTGGACAGAAACCTATTGTAAGGTTTGACGTATCGCTTGCTAACGCTTATTACGCACAGGTTAGTTACCCTACTTCTTTTAGCTCTAGCCCTAGCTTAAGTGACACCGTTGCTTGGACAGGTGCAGTAGCAGTAGCACAATCATCTGGCAGTGACTTTGATGGATACCAGACAGCTAGTACAGCCACTGGTGCTCTAAGACAATACGCTATGGCACACGCTGGTACTTTATGGGTAGATGTTCAGTCAGAAGCTACTTATGGTGGCGGACAACAGAAAGCATTTCCCGGTGGTTCATATACAGCAATTGTAGTTGCTGAATGTGTCGCTCAGTAATACTGTGGGCACTGCTATGTACATCTGTAGCAGCTCACGAAATGACACCTACTTACCCGAAGTGGCAAACTTCATACATAAGTGGTGTACACAAGACTACAATGAGACTGTTCAACAAGAGGGAAGATGTAGAGTTTTATGAGGTAGGGGTATTTACAGAAGAGTGGAAGCCAATACCTTTTGTTACTGACTACAAGATTATGAAGGTAGATTACTTGGAGTCTGTAAAGTTTGATGTTTACATTAATTCAAGTAACAAAGACAAAGCAGAATACATATGCTCGTTGTCTAAACTTAGAGGGGATGGAGAGACTAAAACGATGGTAGCAACAAAGATATGTTCGAGGTTTAAGTGAAATGGTTAAGGTACTTGGTACTACTGCTTTGCACACAAACCATAGCAGACAGTAACTCGATGACCTTTTCCTTGCCAAGTGCTGGATACAGCAGTGGCACAGACAGCATAAGAGCTGGTGATTTAGACTGTAAGAATAGTATAGGTGGTACTACTAACTTTGAGTTAGGCATGACTGGAATAATAAACAACGCAGTTACACCAATTATAGGCAAAGAAGGAGACAGACCACAGACTAAAGACATAGGCTTGTATGCCAGAATAATAATTCCTTTAGATGGTCCTGCTGAAAGAATAAACTGCAACACACTGTACCAACTAGAACTACAACGCAGAAGACTAGAAGTACAAAAACTTAAGCAAGAAATAGAATACCTTAAGCAATTACAACTAGATGGATTTGATAACTAATGGCAGACCTAGAAGAATTAGTAAGCAAAGGCGAAAGCATAAAGGATAAGAAACTTACTTTGTTTGGTTTACGTTTAAGTGGCACAAGTATAGTTGCAGCATTTGCTTTTATTTCAACGATTGTTGGTACTCTTTATGGTGGCTTTCTTATGTACCAGAAAGTTGAAGGAATAGCAAATTTGGACCTTGACGCTATAGCTGGGCAGATGGCAAAGACATCATCAGATGTAATACGCATAGAAGAGCACGCTAACGCAATTAAGATTGAACTCAAGAAAGATATGACTGATTTAAGAAACGCACAGTGGAATCTTGAGTCAAAGGTAGATGGTAAACTACAGTCAGTAGACACTAAACTTACCAACTATGATGACAAACTAGACAGGTTTGAAATTAAAGTAGACAAGACAAAGTTGGATATGGAAAAGCGTATTCAGCAGTCATTAGATAATCCATTAGCAAACTAGGAGAATAATATGCCATACGGACCGGGAACATACGGAAGTAAAAGAGGTAGACCACCTGTTAAAAAAACAGGTAAGAAAAAAGCCATGACTAAGAAAAAGAAATAATGGCTAAAGACTCAAGACTAACCAGAGCTGGGGTCTCTGCATACAACAAACCAAAGCGTACACCTAGTCACAAAACTAAAAGCCATGTTGTTGTAGCCAAGGAAGGTGGTAAAGTAAAGACTATTAGATTTGGACAACAAGGAGTTTCTGGTGACAGAACCGCTACCAAAAGGTCAGCATCATTTAAAGCGAGACACGCTAAGAATATAAAAAAAGGTAAGATGTCTGCTGCTTACTGGGCTAACAAGGTGAAGTGGTAATGGCTAGACGAGGACTGTACGCAAACATAAATGCTAGGAAAAAAGCTGGCACAAGTAGAAGTAAAAAGAAATCTACTATCAGTAAGAAAGCCTATGCCAAAATGAAGAAAGGATTTAAAAAGTGAGTGATGAAATTAGGAGACTTCAGGTGCAACTAGACAAGCATTCTACACAGATTGCTAAGTTGTTCAGTAAAGTTGATGACACTAATGCAAGCATACAAAAAATTGTAAACACTTTAAATCAAATTAGGTGGACATTTTTTGGTGCTATAGGCTATTACGCAGTGTCTGAAATAGGTATTATAGAAGCAATGAGGATAGCAGTATGATAGCGTTATTAACAAATGTAGCACCAATAGCACTAGGTTTTGTTGCTAAGTTGTTTGCACTTAAGAGTCAAGCAGCAGCAGAAAATCAAAAGTTAATGATACAGAATTTGCAGGCACGCAATGATTCTATTAACCAAGCAAGAGACAGAGCAGACAAAGAAAGTCCAATGGCTGCACTTAACAGGCGAGTTATTATATTTGTCATATTGGCACTTATAATATTTACACAAGTAGCTCCAGTGTTTTTTAATGTACCGACAGTTATACCTACAGTAACAGAAGGATTTAGTTTTTTTGGTATACAGTTTACACCAGACATAGTGGAGTATATAGAAATACAAGCTGGTTCAGTATTAAAGATGGATGAAATCTTTGGCTGGGCTACGATGATAATAGAGTTCTATTTTGGAGCTCAGTTAGCAAAAGGAAAATAACATGGCACTAGAATCCACAACATATATAGACGGGTTAGTAGCAACAAACCCTACAGGCACAGACGCAAGGAGCCAAGGTGATGACCACATAAGACTAGTCAAGTCTGCGGTTAAAGCTACATTTCCAAACATTACTGGTGCTATAACAGCTACACATACAGAACTAAACAAAATAGACGGTTACACTGGAACAACAGCAGAGTTAAATTATAATGATGTACCAACACTAGGTACAGTAGAAGCATCAAGAACTGTAACTGCTGATGCTACTGGTGTAACTACTAACCTAAAGACTAAAAAACAAACAGAGATTGTTAATGCTGTAGGCACAGTAAGTAGCTCAACAGCAATTGATTTCTCATTAGGCAACGTAGTAACTGCTGTGCTTGCAAATGGTGGTGCATTTACAATAACTAACGCACCAACATCTGGAGTATATGGTAAATTTAAATTAATATTAACTAATGGTGGTACGGTGACAGACCCTTGGCCAAGCAGTGTTAAGTTTGCAGGAGGCACTACACCTACACTAACAACAAGCGGAATAGACATTCTTACATTTGAAACTATTGACAACGGTGCTAACTGGTACGCAGTTGTAAATGGTTTAAATATGAGCTAATACATGCCAGCACAGATAACACAACTAAACCCAACAGGGATTAATAAAGACATAGATGCTTATGAGTTGCCAGAAACGCAATGGTCTGATGGCAACAATGTCCAGTTTGATAATGACACTACTAAAAAAGTATTAGGTACTCAACAAGTATTTGGCACACCAACAGTAGCACCTTATTGGTTAATGCCTTTTGACACTATTAGTACCAACTCTTGGATATATCCTAGTTTAACTAAAATATATAGAGTGCATACTTCTGGTACAAACACTACACATACAGACATAACTAGAACATCTGGTGGTGATTACTCTGCTGCTGCTAACACAGGCTGGAATGGTGGTGTGTTAGGTGGTGTTGCTATTATTAATAATGGTGTAGACAATCCACAATTCATGGGCACTGCTAACAATGCTAAGTTTGCTGATTTAACAAACTGGCCTAGTAGTACAACTTGTCAAGTTATTAGACCATTTAAAAGATTTTTAGTAGCACTAGACATAACAGAGTCAAGCACACGTTACCCATTTAGAGTTAAGTGGTCACACCCAGCAGAGGGTGGTACAGTACCTACTACTTGGGACCCAGCAGATGCAACTAAAGATGCTGGTTATGTAGACTTGTCACAATCAAAAGGATTTGTAATTGATTGTTTGCCACTAGGTGACGTAAACATTATATACAAAGAAGACTCAATATGGTCTATGGCATTTGAGGGTGGACAGTCTATATTTGGATTTAGACAACTATTTGATGATGTTGGTATCTTAGGTAGGCACTGTGCAAAAAGTTTCGATAACAAGCATTTTGTAGTCTCTGAAGATGATGTATACATACATGATGGACAAACTAAACAATCAATTGTAGACCAACAAATTAGAGATGAGTTGTTTAGCTCTATGCACCCAGACTACAAGACAAGAACATTTGTAGCTGCGGACAGAGAAAAAAATGAAATGTGGGTATGCTTTGTATCTAACACTAATGATACAAATGCATTTGCAGACACAGCTTATGTATATAATTTTAGAAACAATAGCTGGTCTAAAAGAGATTTACCGTATGCAAGTTATGTCGACTGGGGAATTGTAGAGTTTGATTCTGCCACTGACTGGTCAGAAACAGGAGACTGGGACACAGACAGTGAGTCATGGAACTCACCCCTTAAACCTACGTTATTAATTGCATCTGCATCAGCTACTAGACTATACATACAAGGAAGCAATCAGAATGCAGGAACTAGTTTCAGGTCTTACATAGAAAAAGACAAGATGAATTTAGGTTTTCCGGGAACAAAAAGTATACAAAAGATTGTTCCAAGAGTAAGTGGCACAGGCTCGGTAGATTTTTATGTGGGTAGTGAAATGAATCCACAACAAGGTACAACATGGAAAGGGCCCTATACATTTACTAGTGGTGTGCATTCTGAAATACCAGTAAGAGCAACAGGTAATTATGTAGGTGTTAGAGCAGAATCTACAGATGATAATACATGGTCATTAGCTAACTTAGAAATACACTGGACTCCTAGTGGAAACAGAGGAAACGGTGTATGAGTATAAAATATGCTAAGTCACCTGTACCTAGTGACCCAAAAGATTTAGCATCTTATTTACAATCAGAGCTAGATAAAATATCTTCTATAATAAGTAACATAGCTGATGGACATTTTGATGTGTCTAATGCAGTTCCATCAAAACCAAGAGCTGGAGATGTTAGGTACGCAGATGGTACTAACTGGAATCCGGGTAGTGGTGAAGGGTTGTATTTATACTTGAGCACAGGAGCGTGGAGTAAACTTTGATTGAAGGGATTAAGGGAGAAAGTGTAGAGGTTTGGTGGCCTCTCGTTGAAGAATACTTGATTGCAGCCCTGAAACATGGTTTAGGCGAGTATAGTATTACTGACATAAAAAGTGCTTGTAAATCGAAGGATATGCAGCTTTGGGTAAAAGTAGGCAAGCAAGCTAAAGGAGCTTTTGTTACTAAGATAGCTAAGTATCCACAAAAGAATTTGCTCTGTGTCATCTTACTAGGTGGCGATGAGTTCCATACATGGAGAGATGAAGCAGATGCACTCTTAAACGCATTTGGAAAAAAACACAACTGTGAGTATGTAGAATTGTTTGGTCGTAAAGGCTGGGGAAAAATACTCAAAGATATAGACTATAAAGAAGTAACACGACTATTCGCTAAGGAGATAAAATAATGTCAAAGAGTCCAGATACATCAACTGTAAATGCCGACCCGTGGGATGTGGCTGTACCCTACATGGAAGGTGGCTTTGAAGAAGCCAAAAATTTATACAACAACTACAGCCCTGAGTATTACACTGGCCAGACACAGGCAGGATTTACACCAGACCAGCTAACATCACAGCAAGGCATAAGAGACTTTGCAGTGCAAGGTGCACCAAGCATTATGAACCCAGCTATAAGTGCTTACCAGCAAGGTACTAGTGCTAACATGCTAGATGTAGCTAACAATCCATATGTAAATAACATGGCACAAGCAGCATCAGACAGAGCAATGGGTGGTGTATATGATGCATTATCAAATATAGGACAGAATGCAATTATGTCAGGTGGTTATGGTGGTGGTAGGCAAGGTATTGCAGAAGGTAATGCTATAGCTGGAGCAGCAGATGCAGCTAATCAAGCAGCAGCACAGGTATATAGCAATGCTTATGGACAAGGACTTAACCAACAACTAGGAACACTAGGGCAAACAGGTTCTTTAATGAGTGCTGGTTTTAGTCCTTATGGTGCATTAAACCAGTCAGGAATGCAGCAACAGAATAGAGAACAAGCATTAATTAGAGATGCACAAGCTAGACAACAATTTGAACAGAACCTACCATACGATAAATTTAATAAGTATCAACAAGGTATTGCAGGATTTAGTGGATTAGTTCCAACGACAGGTACACAAGTTTCTACCAGTCCGGGTGCAAGTCTTATGAGTAACTTAGGTGGATTGGCACAAGCTGGCTCATTATTTTTTCGATAGGAGTTTAAATGGCACACAACATATTTCACACTGGAACAGAATGGTTAAGTGACAATGTAATTGACCCTGTTACAAACTATGTAGTTGACAAGGGCACAGACATGTACATCAACAACTTAAAGCAAGATTATGTAGATTCAGTTGTAGAAGCGTTTGGTGGGCCAAAGACAATTACTCCAGAGATGGCAGATGCAGGATGGAAGTATGGATTAGATGGTGTTCCTTACAATTCTAGCATAGCTATGTTTCCAGAAGATTTTGAAACTGACCCTAACATAACACCTAGACCGGGAGCCATAGGTCCTGATTTTGTTGCTAATAATACTGCAACTACTTCAGGTCCTTTCTTGTCTCAAGACTTAAGACAACGCACACCATCAGGTACTATATATAACCCAAGCATGGAAGCGTTTAACAACGCATCTTTGTTTAACTATAAAGGACCGGGTGGAGCTGCTGAGTACACATACGGACAAGGTTTGCCTATGGGTTACGGAACATATGGCACACCTCCGGGACCTAATTTATATTATGAGGGACAATTTGGTGAAGGCTATAAAGAATCTCAGGTAGCAGACAATGCTATTAACTTACCTCCTGTAACAATGCCAGATGGTGTTCCACAAATACCTGCACCTAAACCTACTCAACCTAATATGCCGGGGTTTACTAGCGGTGGCTCTGTTAATGACAAGGTTCAATATGAAAATGAAATACTAAACAGTAATGTAGGCTCTGGTTTGAATCCAAACTTTCTTGTTAGCCAAGCTGACCAAGGACCAGACATTGGACTACTTAACTACACAAACAACGGAACTGTAAGTGCAGCAGACCAAGCTATATTTGATGCAGCTAAGATGGAAAAATTTAATCCCACTGGTGGTCCTAGTATATATGACACGCAGTATACAGTAGGTGCTAACAATGCTATGAGCCCAGTTGGACCTAGTATATATGACACGCAGTATACAGTAGGTGCTAACAATGCTATGTCTCCTATTGGTCCTAGTATATATGATACTCAGTATACAGTAGGTGCTAACAATGTTATGTCACCTATTGGTCCTAGTATATATGAAACAATGACATCCCCTACAATGCTAGGTGGCGAAGAACAAGTGTTTGAAGGACCATATAACATGACTGTTAATGATGATGGTACATTTTCTTATGGAAATTCTCAGTCTAATCAAGGTAATTTTGAAACAGCAAACCAAACAGTAGAAAATGACTCATACATATCAGATTTGCCTATAGTTGAAAGTGACATAAACAACTTAAATATTTTTCAAGACACAGGAGATGAAGAAGTTGTGATAAGCACTCCTTTAGGAGACTTAACTCAGTCAGACATAGACAATATGGTATCTAATGCTGTAACAATAAACCTTGACCAATCTTATGCTAGTGACAATTACTCCCCAGCTCCTAAATATGGTCTTGATGAGGCTGTTGTAGACTCAGGAAAATACATATACGATGTTCTTACTTCTGGTAATACTAGTAACGCTAACGCTGGATTTGTTCAAGCAGTTGCTCCAACAGCAACAACAACTGGTTATGCTGGAAACATACAGATTAATCCATTTACACTTGATATGTCTCCTAGTGAAATAGCTTATCAAGATGCTGTTGCAAATCCAGTTGTTCAGACTGTTGTAAATCCACAGCCTTTACCTTCTTTTATTAATGAAGACAGTGGAAACCAAGAAGGAAAAGAAATGTATGAAATGTTTAAAGAAGGATTGCTGGCAGATGACATGATGATTGGCTCAAACTATTTAGGAGTAGATGACAACCCAAAACCAGCCCCAGTTACAGTTAGTATACCTAGCATATTTAGACCACCAGCTCCTAGACCAACACCAGCACCTACTGTGTTTGCTAGTCCGGGTGGAGCACCGGGATATACTAGCTACGGACCTCCCAACTTTCAATTGGTAGGGGGTAGATAATGAAATTTAATAAAGGAGATAAGTAATGCCTTGTATGATGAATGGTATGCCAGTACCGGGAGCTAAAGGCTCTTGCCCAATAGGAAGCACTTGGGTTGAAGATGAATTTATGGCAGTTAATGCTATACAAAATGATGTTGCACTAGACAAGGCAATGAAACCTGCTAGTTCAAACCAAGCATTGGGTTTAATAAAAAATAATTTTATGAACAAGACTCAAGGTATTCGTGACTTGATTATGAACATGAACCCAACAAGAATGGGAGAAAGCTACGCAACTAGTGGTACTTTGTTTCCAAAAGATGCTAGTCAAAAACCAAAGCCTGCTTTTATGAATGATGCTCAAAGAATGCAACAGCTAGACAGCTCACCAAAAGAACCTAAAAAACTATCAGCTATGGCAGGGCTAATGGAAAACATGAGAAACCCTGAATGGTGGGGTCAAAGCATGAGTGGCTTACCGGGAGACACTAGGCTTATGAGACTAGGGCAACTGATGAATTACTATGGACAAACACCACAGCAGAGACTTAAAAACAAACAACCTGCTGAACTGTGGGCAGCTAATGAAGCAGCAGCACAGAAAAACAAAGCAGCAGTATTAGCAGCAGGTGCAAAAAGAGCAGATGAAATATACGGAAAGAAATCCATAGAAGACTTAGCTACTGATGTGTTGGCTGATGTAAAGGAAATGTTTGGAGACAGAATGTTTACAATCTCTAGCAACCCTGATGCTAGTGATGAGGATGCAATGGCAAGTCTTGCGTCTCAAGTAGCAACAAACATAAAGGCTATAACTCTTGCTTATCCTGACAAAACTCCGGGTGAAGTTAGAAAACTAGCACTAGAGCAGTTAATGAGGGATAGAGACTTAGACGATTTAAGGTAAGGAGACCCGATGGGATTCTTTTTTGAAGATGAAGAGATTGATGCAGTAAAGAAACTAAGTGCTGGTCAAGCAGCAGTTCCTATGTATGGCTCCATGCAAGCCAAAGGACTTGGTGCTGCTGGTGACATGTTTGGTATTGACACAGGACCAGTAGATTTATTCCAAAAACAAATGGAAGAAAGTCTGAAAGGATTTACTCCTAAGTTTCCTGAACGTCTGCTGGAAACTGAAAAGCCAGTGCAGTGGTGGACAGAAAAAGCTGCACTTAACTCACTCAATACACTAGTACCTATGATGGGCTATGCTGTTGGAAGTACACTTATGAGAGTACCTAATCCAATTGCTTTTGGCTTAGGTGCTGTAATCAACATGGGCACATACGCTCTTACATACAACGCTAACTTTGCAGACACACTAGAAGAGCACGAAAGAGCTGCTGGTAGAGAGCTTACGTCTGCCGAAAAAGGAAAGGCAGCAGTTGCATCAGCAGCTGTTACATACTTAGACATGCTTGCTCCAATTAAAGGAGCCAAGGCAACATCAGATGTTATAACTAAAACATTTGGCAAGGGTGGTCTAGAGAATACTAGAAAGACATTAGAAAAATTAGCCAACACTGAGTACCAAAGTCTTGCTAAATCTGTAGGCAAGGGTGGTAAATTTTTAGGTAAGATTACTGGTACTGAAATGGCAACTGAGGCTGGACAAAAGGCTATACAAATAGCTACTAGCCAAGACCCTAGTAGATTATTTACATCTGAAGGAGCACAGGACTTACTTGAAGAGGCTGTTATTGCGGGTCCTATAGCTGGTGGCATGAGTGTACCTACATCTGTTGGTGTAGGAAGAGAAGTAAACAGAGACATAAACACAGCACGCAGACTGGCTGAGGGTTACAACAGACAGGTAATGGAAGGCACTAGTCCTACTAGCACAGAAGAAATAAAAGCCGGTAGAGGACAGCCACTTATTAATATACCTGAGCTAGACAGTAACATAAAGAAACTAGCCAAGTCAGCTAATCTTAAAATAGAAAGTGCTACTGGTGTTAATGTTGGCAAGGCATCACAAGATTTTACTAAAGGACTAGCGTTTAAGCCACTAAGTGATTTAGTTAAAATAAGAAACGAGGCTAGAACTGGTGCTGAATTTCATGCAGCTAACAGAGCATACCAAAGGTTTGCACCTGTAGGCACAGCAAGTGGAACCACACAAGTACAAGACAACTTCTTTGCTATAAAAGAAACTAAGACTGGTGAGTACCTAGCACCTGTAGTTAATATAATAAACAAGTATGCAAATAAAAAAGCAGGTATAGGATTTATAGGACAGCGTGTTGACCCTGAAAGAAGTAAGTACATTAGAGAAAGATTACAAGGCAAGCCTATAACAGCTAAGGTAGACCAAGAGTTTATTGACAGCTTTGAAGGTAACAACACTACACAACAACAAAGAATTAGCAATCAAAATCCTGAGGGCAAGACTGACTTACAAATAATACAAGACCAGATAGCTCTTGTTCGACAAGACATGGTAGACTCTGGTGTTTCTATAGGATTGATAGACAATTATTTAACTAACCCTCTTAATGCTGAGGTAGTTAAAGCAAACAGAGAAGCATTTATTAAAGCACTGATTGCATCTAGCAGAAAAGCCAATCGACTTAACAAAGAAGTTAAACCTATTACTCGTAAAGGCAGTAAGAACAGGAAAGGTGCAGAGCAAATAGCTGATGAAATAATACAGGGACTTGAGCCTGATGTACTTACAGCTAGAGAACAAGAGGCATTAGCTAAAGCAGAGTTTGCAGGACAAAAAAGAAAAGGATTTGAAAAGTCAAGAGCCGAGGCATGGAAATACTTAGATGAATTTGCAGCCAAAGAAAGCCTTAACTTTAGAGAGACAGACATAGAAAAAGTATTGACTGGTTACTTGCAAAGAGGTGCTGCTCGTGTAGCATCTGTAAGAGCATTCGGTAAGGATGCACAAGCACTAAGAGATGACATGAAGATTCTTAGAGCAGGTGGAAAACTTACAAAGAAACAGCGTGACAAAATCTATGACACCTATGATGCTGCACACAACACATACAAAAAAGACTTAGACCCTAACCTATCTGCTTTGTCTAAACTAGCAACTGGTGTAGGTGCTATGACACACTTAGGACTAGCTACTATATCCTCTATAACAGAACTTGCTTGGATAGGTGAGAGAGCAGGTTTTATAAACATGCTCAAGACATTACCTAAAGCACTTGACTACGCACTTAAAGGAATAAGAAGAGGTGTGTCAGGTAAATATGTACAGCCGGGCGAGGGTGCAATGGCTATGGCTACACTAGGATTTAACCTAGACCCAAGAGTAAATGAAAGACTAGACCAAATCTTTTCTACCGACCACAACATGGTAGTTAATATGTACTTTAGAACACCACTTGGTGGATTTCTAACACAGTGGACAAACTTTAACAGGAACTGGGCAGCTCAAGCTATGATGACTAACATCAACACAAGAGCTAACAGAATGAAAGCGGGTACTCTAAGCAACATAGAAAGAATGAGACTTGAGAACGAGCTTAAAGAGAATGGTGTTAGTAGAGATGAGTGGAATTTTATTAGTAAAGCATTTGAAAGAGATGATGGCAGAACTATAGTAGACATAACTAACGAAGGAATACTTAATACTGAAATGCCTAATGGCAAAAAGGTTAGAGATGTTCTTATACCTTGGTTACACAAAGTAGTTGATGATGTAGTTGTACATCCTAAAGCTACTAACAAACCGTTGTGGATGTCTGACCCTAAGTTTGCAATCATAGCACAGCTTAAGACATTCCCTGTTGTGTTTGGTAATACAGTAGTCAAGAGACTATTAAGAAAGTTAAACCCTAAGCAATGTAGTCCAGACTATGGTGCAGCATTTGGTGTTGTAGGTGGTATAGCATCAGCCTATGCACTTGTACTAATAGGTGAGGCAATGAAAGATGCAATCAAAGGACAAGATTGGGAAGACCCTACAGTATTAGAAGTGATGGACAGAGCAGGATTGACTGGTGTTGTTGGATTACTGGGTAGTGCTGGCAGGTTCCATGATGGTGCTACTACTTCATTACTAGGTACTGGTGCAGGATTTATTGACAGAGCATGGGAAGATGCCATCAGTCCTATATGGTCTGGAGATGCTGAGGCTAAGATGCAAGTAGATGACAATTTAATTGAGTGGTTGACTGAGAGTCTTGACAGTACACTAGGACCAGCTGGTATATTCTTTACACCAACTGGAGACATAGCAGATATTTTTGGATACGGAGATGACTAATGGCATGTGGAACTAACATAGTACCGGGATTCCAAGAAGCTAATAGAAAGGTTAATAGCCCTAAGGATGAGTCGGTATACAATAAGTTAATGAACGACTCTGTATATGAGCCAACTGCTAACACACCACAAGACATTCTTGAAGCTCAACGAACTGTAAGACATATACAAGAAGAAGGTAGGCATCCTGATGATGCACTTGCTTGGAGAAAACCAAAAGAAGTTGGTGCTCCTAAAAGAAAGAAAGACATGTCACAGCCTGACTCTCTGGTGTTTGCAGCAAATCAAGTTAAGAATGGCAAAATGTCAGTGCAAAAGTTTAGAGAGTTAGTGCAGAAGAGTGACTCTCCTGTAACATCTATGCAAGAAGTACCTGAACTTGTAAGCATAACAAACTTGGCAAGAGCATTGGATGCAGGTAAAGCAGGCAAGGGCAGAATAATAGGACTACCGGGAATAGAAATACAAGAAGGAACAAGGGTAGGATTAAGACTGGACATACCGGCATACCAAAACATGGACACTTGGGTTAATGCTATACACTTTAAAGAAAAGGTAGAGGGTACTAGACCGGGCAATGCATACTCAACAGCTAGTGCAGGAACTAATGTAGAATTTGGCAAGCACTCTAAGAAAGCAATCAATGTTGCTACTGGCACAGCCAAGTCTCCGTTTGCTGTAATGGATGTTGAATGGCAAAGCCAATCACCTGAGCAAACACACAAAGAAATAACTGCTGCATTAGAAGACAGTAAGCAACCTGAATCTAGATGGAAACAGATAGGTATGAATCCTAATCGTTCAGGTTTCTTTTATGACAAGGCTACATTCTTGCCAGTTTCTAGTGCATCAAGGGTACTGCAAGTGGGTGCATTAGTTATGGCCCAGGATGTACAGTATGTTGGCCGAGAGGGTAGTGTAAACTTTGCACCTATGATGGGTGGTTTATTTGGCAACAAAAAAGAAAAAGAATTTGATAAGCAGTTAGACAATGAGTTAAATTTAGATGATGCAATCATTAAGTTTGACAGCAAAGGATACAAGTCTTCTTTAAATCCTAAGGTTGAAGCGTTTGTTGACAGCAGTGGCAATCCTTTTACAATGCCACACGACCACAGTATGAAAGGCAAGTATGCTTTTATGATTCACAAGGCTGCAAACAAACAAGCCAGAAATGTATTTAAAAACTACGGAAGACCTAACATAGTACAATGGTCTAGAGATGGAGGTCATTATAATGCAAGCAGCGACACAATTGCACTTCCTTTAAATCCTGATACTTTAAAAAATGGTGATAAAATATACAATAGCGTAGTAACAACTGCATTGCACGAGACTTGGCATTGGGCAGACTACCAGTTAGGAAGAGAAATTTATCCTGAATTTCAAGATAACATTCCTGTTGGCTTTAGTGGTGCGGACAGGAAATTTAGATGGGCATTTTTTAAAGATGCTGAAAATCTAGGAATTACTCTCGAAGAAAATATAAGAAGTAAGAAAGGATTTAGTGTCAATTTTTATGACCAAGACATGTACAAAAGAGACTCATCTAAGATTTGGGAACAGCATGATGATGACCTATCAGCTTTAGTATTCTATGACCAAATGCTTAGCAACCCAAGCATGCACAATAAAATAAATAACTTGGTCAAGTCTAATCCTCCTGATTCTCAAAGAAGTTTATTGGCAAATATATTTAGAGGTAATGAATCAATAGGCATGGAACAGATGGTTCAAGGTATATCTGACGAGAATGTTATGCATACGTTTGGACACAAGTTCCTAGTCATGGATGGTAATGTTACCGATGAAAAATACATATACCCACCTGAGTCTTTGCTTGAGTATATACAATCAGGATACAATGATGGTGGTATTCCTCCTTTGTCTGACATACCCAGCATGATTGATGAGCTAGAGGCTAGACTAAAAGACTCATCAGCAATGTCTGAAATGGAATCAAAAAGAAATAAACTATATAAAGAAATTCACGATGAAGGTGTGAGCATAGGAAGAAATTTATCTCAGCTTACTGCTACTATGGACATAATAGATGCCATGACTTCTGGAGATGCTTTTAAAAATGGTGGCTTAAGCGGACATGGAGTAGGTTATTATACAGAAAGCCGAGGTGGTGGTACAGATGGTGGGTACTATAGAAGAATGGCAGAAACATTTGCACAGTTAGGAACAGCTTGGAGCAAGAAAGATGAGAACTCTTGGAAATATATAGAAAAGTATTTCCCTAGTTTAGCAAAAGACTTTCAGCGTATAATAAATAAGCATGGAAGAACTAAAATTAAATCAGCTTTTGGAATAGACTAATGAACTACGATGAAATAAAAGAAGGACTAAAACTTGGTAAGCAACGTAAAAAAGAATTTGAAATGTCTGAGGCAGGAATGTTATTTAAAGAACA